GGCGTAGAGATGTACTCCCTGTCTGGCACCTTCATTGATGATGACGGACAGATCAAGAAGCTCATCCCGGATGGCAAGCTAATTGCAGGTTCCGACGGAATGCTCAACGTCTTCCATGGTCCGGTCACTCAGGTTGAGGACACCGGCAAGACCGCGAAGCACAAAACCTACATCGCAAAGGAAGTACCGCTCCGCTACGGCTCCATCGATGGCAACTCCATTAAGAACCGTCTGACTTCCTGCCCGACGGTAGTTCCGACCAACGTTGATGGATGGGCAGTGGCGACCGTCCTGTGATGGGAGGTGGCTATATGTACGTTGCGAATCATTACATCCGTGTAAACGGAAAGATCCTTGCGAGAGGCGAACGGCTTCCGATGGATGTGACGCAGGCGAAACTTGACTGGCTCCTGAGCGCGGGAGCCATCAAGGAAGTCAAGCCCGCCGAACAGGCCAAACCGGAACCCGTCAAACCGGAACCGGTGGTTGAACCGGTAGTCGAGCCTGCCATTGAAGCTGCTGAGGAGCCGGTTGAGGAAGTCGAGATCGACTCCATGGCAGGCGTCGTGACGGAGCCGCCGAAGAAAAAGAAAGGTGGTGCTAAAAAATGAAAGTATTGATCAAAAAGACAGGTGCTGTACTGGATGTAGAGGCCAGCTATGGTGCCCGCCTGATCGAACAGGGACGCGCCACCTTCGCTCCGGAGGTTCCGGAAGAGAAACCGGTAAAAGAAGAGGCGCCGCAGAAGACGACCAAAAAGAAGGGGTGATCACATGTCATTCCGTGACAGAGTGGATCATGACATCCACCGTACCTTCATGAGGCTCGACCATTTCGGCGAAGTTCACTATTGGAACGGTCAGAAGATCATCTGTGTTCCGGATGAGGAGATGGCGCTGAAGCGTAAGAACAACAACGTCAACGATATCTCGTGGGATTCGAACACCCGTGAACTCCTCATCCATACCCCGCTGGAGGGCTTCCCCGGCGGACGGGAACCTGAACCAAACACCCATGTGGTCTATGACCGCAAGCCCATGAGGGTGATCAATGTGGTCCATAACATGGGCGTGCTGGGCATCCTGCTTAGCGCCTACGATCCGAGGGAGGTGGTATGACATGCGCTTTACTGAACGCTTCAGAGGGCTGAAAGAGTGGACATACCACATCCTCTGCGAGGGACGTGAAATGAAAGCGCCTGCACAAAATGGCGACATCGCTGTCATCAACCGGCAGGAGCCAAAAGTCTATCTTGGATGGGCGCCGTCCATGCTCGACCAGACCGGACAGATCCGGCAGGATGTGTCAATGGTCGTCCCAAGCATCACGATCATGCCGACGCAGTCACTTGGTAAGTATACGGAGGAAAAGCGGTTTGACCGTTACAACGGCATCCACAGGCCGCAGGAGATGGGACAGCATCTGGGCGTGCAGTTCCTCTTCTCCATTTACGAACCAGGTGTCAGGCTCCCCGGCTTTGTGCATTCGGCCGGTGAGAAGGGACAGGATCTTGACCTGGAGCTGATCACAGAGGGCACCGAGCAGGGCTTCATGACCCTGATGAACTGGATCGATGACGGGATGGAAGCCTTAGTCGGCACACGGATCATCCCCGGAACAGACATGTATGTCGATGACGAGAGTCTGACATACAGCCTGTACACCGACCAGAACTACGTGGTCGACCGCAGGCCGGTCTACTACGGCTTTATCACTTGTACTTTCGGATGCTATGCCGAACCGGGTCAGCATCCCGAACTTGAAAGATATCTAATCTAAAGGAGGACAAATCCATGGCTGATTATCTCCACGGGGCTTATGGCCAGATCAACGATGCGGGCAACCGCGTAGCTGATATCGGCCAGCAGGCCATCGTATATATCGGTACTGCGCCGGTCAACCAGGTTGAGGGCGGTGCCAACTATGTCAACAGGCCGGTGCTGATTCAGAACATCGCTGAAGCGAAAAAGTTCTTCGGTTATTCCGATGACTGGGCGGCATTCACCCTTTGCGAGGCGATGTACACCCATCTGCAGAACAAGGCTGTCGGCCCGATCGTACTGATCAACGTACTGGATCCTGCGGTCCATAAGGCGGCGGAGAAGACGACCAAGTCGGTCACGCCGGTCAACGGCAAGGCTACTGTCGCTGATGCTGAACTGGCCATCGTTGACACGCTGGTCGTTAAGTCTGGCAGTACCACGAAGACCAAAGGTACGGACTACTCCGTATCCTACAATCCGGGGACAAAGGATCTGACCATCGCCGAGCTGACGGCCGGTGCTCTTGGCACCACGGCTCTTACCATCGAATATTTTGCTGCAGATCCGGCGGCAGTAACGACCGCTCAGGTCGTAGGCCAGACAGATGGTCTTGGCACCAACACTGGTATCTATGCTGTCAAGAGTGTGTATCAGGCGACCGGTAAGATCCCGGCATTCCTTGCGGCTCCTGGCTTTTCGAGCATTCCGGAAGTTAACACTGCACTGTGCAATCTGGCGCAGAAGATCAACAAGCACTGGGACGCTTACGTGTTTGCGGACCTGCCGCTTGTGAACGGCTCTACGCCGATCACTCTGGCCACCGCAGTGACCTTCAAGAACGCCAACGGTTACAACAGAGAGAACGAAACTGTTTACTTCCCGATGGTGACCGGCACCGACGGCCGGAACTACCACATCTCCACCCTGGCTGCGGCGAACTTCCAGGAACTGCTTCTGGGTCAGGACGGCATTCCGTTCCGTTCCGCTTCCAACACCGCATGCCCGATCATCTCCAACCTGTATCTGGGCGATACCTTCACTGGTGTTGTGGATGATGAGCTGATCAACGACTACCTGAACAAAAACGGAATCGCTTCCGCTTGCTTCGTGGGTGGCCGCTGGGCGATCTGGGGCGCACACAGCGCTGACTACAGCCAGGCTGCTGACCGTGACATCATCTCTGTGGCCGAGACCAACCGCATGATGCTGTTCTATGTGTCCAATGACTTCCAGGCGAGACGGCCGCTGGATGTTGACCGTCCGATGACCGCAAACGATCTGGAGACCATCGCCGCAGAGGAGCAGGCAAGGCTTGACGCTCTGGTTAAGATCGGTGCCCTGCTGTACGGCGAAGTGACGCTGAACGCTACGGCCATGACTGATGCTGACATCATCAATGGTGACTTCAGCTTTACGTTCAACATCACGACCACGCCGCTGGCCAAGTCCCTGACCGCTCTGGTCAACTGGACTGACATTGGCTTTGTCACCTACTTCTCCAACGGCACTGCCGAAGAAGTAACGGTTTGATAGGAAGGAGGGATACATATGCCGCAGCGGGTATACAACAACGTCGAAGGCCACAGGCTCATCGACAATAACAGAACTGTGGAAGATGTTACAAAGGTCGGACTGCCGACCCTGAAGCACTCTTCCTCCACGCTTTCCAATGTGAGCGGTATGGCGATGGACATTGACATCCCGGACACCACACATCTGGAGGCCGCTGACTTTACCGTCTACCACAACAACGGTATCAACTGTCAGTTTCTGGCGCAGCCGGGTAAGCACACCTTTGAGTTCCGGACCGTCCGCCAGATGTACCTGGCGGCGCAGGGCGTCCTGAGCCACACGTCCACCAAGTACAGGCTGACCGGTCTGCACATGGAAACGCAGAAAGGCGACATCGAGACCGGCTCCCCGTACGGAAGCACGGAGAAGTACTCCCTGCTGAGATACGAGGAGATCGTGGGTGGTAAGACCACCACGGTCATCGACGCAGTGGCCGGTGTCGTCAAGTACAACGGCGTCGACTACACCAACGTCATCGACAACATGCTTAAGTAAGTATCCGCAGTCATCCCCAGACTGCACCGGCAACCCGGAGGTCCTCTCCCTTCCTCCGGGCAGCGCCGGGATATAAGCCGCAAGGGAGAGAAGGGAGAGATCATGGCAGAAGAAAAAAAGACCCCTGAGCAGGTAGCACAGGATATTAAAAAAGGCATCTCTGAGATCCGCAAGCGCCGGGAAGAGGCCATCGAGGCGATGAAGACCGGCAAGGGGATCCTGAAGCTTGAGATGCCATTCACATCAGATGATGTGGAGATCACGGAACTGAAGTATGACTTCACGGCTCTGACCGGCATGGAGTACGCGGATGCGATGGACTCCGACACGGTCACGCAGCAGGCCTTCCGGATCACCAACAGGCAGGCGCTGGCACTCTTTGCCATCGCAGCCGCCAAGCAGACGGAACATGTCGATAATACCGACATCATACAGCGTATGGGCGTGACAGACTCCATCGAGGCTGTGAGGCTTGCGGCACTTTTTTTTCAAGCGTCAGTCCGGGCGGGCGAGATGCGTATATACAGCATTGCGTAGAGGCAGCCATGGCAAGCAACACGTCCGTGTCAGATATGCTTAACATGAAAATTTCTCTCTTTATGAGAGTTTATAAGACCATTGCGGAGATCATGGAGAGGAGGGCGCAGGGATGAGGATCATCTATCAGGGACTGGACATCAGCCAGTACATGCTCGTGCGCCGGTGTATCTACCATGACTGCGTCGGCAGGGCTGATGTTCTGGAGCTGGAGCTGGAGAAGGCAGAGGTGTGGGACAGATGGCATCCAGCAGAGGATGACACCATTAAGGTGACGCACAACGGTTACGACAGCGGCAAGCTGTACGTCAATACCGTTTCCATGGAGGACACCCACTACAAGATTTATGCCACCAGCCTCCCCTGCCGTGCGCTCCGCAAAGAATACTTTACATACAAGGCCATGTCATTAAAGGACATCATGGCCTCATGCGCTGCAAGGGCGGGATTAGATTGGCGGATATATGGACTGGACGAGACGATCCAGATTCCCTACGTCACACAAAACGGTGAAGGTATAGCCGCTTTCTTGCAGCGCGTTTTAATGATGGAAGGGGCGGTGTTCAAGGTTGTGAGCGGCCGCCTGACAGCGATTGGAATCGAGTATGCACAGCAGCTCAGTCCTGCCAGAACGGTAGCCCTGAGCGCCGGTCAGCGGCATATGCAGTACATGCGGTTTGGCAAGAAGTACAAGAGCCTTACCGTCATGGCGCCGTATTTCTCCGTCAGTGCTGAGGACACGGCGGTAACGGACGGCCTCAGCGAGACGTGGGGCCTGCCGGTATCCAACGTCCTGCAGGCTGGCCGGTGGGCGAGAGGATTGCTCCTGTACAAGAACCTGAAGCGTGAGAGCCTCACGATGGACACGACCTTTGACCCGTTCCTCACTGCTATGGCACGTCTCAATGTGACCGGCGGCACGCAGGCAGACGGGCGGTGGATCGTCTACGATGCGACGCACGATATCTACAATGGTAAGACATCGGTGATACTGCACCGGTGCGTAGAGACGGTCAAGTAGGAGGGCGTATGGGAAAAGAAAAAGAGACGCCCTGCTACGGGGCAGTTATTGAGAGAGGAACCGTGGTATCGACAGACGGCGATACCTGCATTGTCGAGTCAGCGGAGCGGTCCGGCATCGTAACACTGGAGTTTAAGAACCGGGGCGGATGGCAGGTCGGGGATCACGTTTACATGTTCCTGTTCCAGGACGGCACAGGGGAGATCCTGGACATCGGATCCGCCAGTCTGACGGATAGGGTGACAGCCATTGAGCAGGCCATCTCCGAGCCGATACAGACGGACGACTATTCAGAGGAGCAGGTGCGGATGCTGTATCCGGCAACCACACTGTATCCGGCAACCGATATATACCCGACGAACGGCGTTGAGGTCACAGCCGGTTTCAGTATCGACATTCTAAAGAGATTGTTCTCGGGGGCGCACTATGCCGCAGAAATCAAAGCGCTGACCCGCAGGGTAGAGGCGCTGGAGCAGGCCGGGGGAGAGTAATTATGGCTTATACACCAACTTATAGCAGATGGCAAAATAACGAAATCGGCGCCACTCCCATCACGGCGGAGGCGCTGAACAACATGGAAGACGGGATCAAAGCGGCGCACACAGGAATGGAATCCGCAAATACATTCGTTATGGCGATGAAACAGGCCGGTGTGGGCGCTTCGAATCTCAACCTGTGGGATTCGACAGTGAACCTCTTGACCATTCCGGGCACGAGGAATGGCGGCGTGGCGCTGGTCAATGACCTGCCCGCCAACCTGCAGAACTGTCCGATATCCGGCGACAGCACCTTTGTGGCCTACCGTCGGCAGGGCGTGTACTCAGCATCCCAGCCCGACTATGCCTTTGTCGAGCTGATTGAGATCGCACCGACACCCGGCAGGCACTGGATCAACCTTTATAACCGAAGCGGCGTAGGCTGGCTGGGCTGGAGACGGATCGATAATCTCGACCAGACACCGCAGACCGGCAACGCACAGCTTAATGGACTGTCTCTGGTATGGCGATATGTACCGGCGGCGCACACGCTGGGTGTCACCATTATGGGACAGGTTAACGAGGCATTGGCGGTAAGCGCAGGATATTGGGAGCTTGCCACGCTTCCCGCACTGGCGGCTATCGTCAGCTCAGCAATCATTAAGTACACAGATTACAACAATTACTACAAGGGGCAATTACGGATTGACGCAAGCGGGAAGGTACAGCTTGGCTACGCGAGGAACTGCGGAGACAACACAGCGACCGACATTCCTGCAGGACAATCCATCTACATAAATGAGGTATTCGTCGCATGAGTGAGAGGAGGTGACTGACCGATGGCTAAGAGTCAAACCTTAACAACCAACATTGTTATTAATGCCAAGACTGGTAATGGCTTTTCCGAGGTCGGCAGCACCTTAGAGCATCTGGGAGAAATCGTATCCGGAGTCAGTACACCGCTTCTGCAGTTTGGGCAGGAAAGCGTTGAGGTCTACCGCGATTACCAGACCGCCATGCTGGACGCTGAGGTCGCCCTGGCTACGACGTACGGCAAGGGTTCGGTCGAACTGAAAAAGGTCATGTCCGATCTGGACGTGGCGGCTTCTGAATGGGCGAGAACGACGGTCTTTCATACCAACGATGTGGCTGAGGCCATTGCCAATGCGGCACACGCCGGATGGGACTATGAGCAGATCATGACCGGCATCCCTGCGGCCATCGACCTTGCAAGGGCAGGTGGCATGGACCTGTCCAGTGCTGTTGACTATGTCGTCAAGAGCACCAACGCGGCAGGCATTGAGTTCCAGGACATGAGCGACTGGATGAACGAGTGGGTGTTCGC